GTTATCGTAGTCTACTGGGATCGGCTTGGATCTCGCGTCAGCAACAGCGTTACGTACAATGCGTCTCGCTCTGGCATGTCCAACCTCGGCACTCCGGATCCGTACAACTTCACCCCCTACGATCAACTGACAGAGAATCAGGTGATTGGCTGGGTGGAGACTTCTCTCGGCACTGAGCAGCTTGCCCTTATCGATGCCAGTATCGACAAAGACATCGACAACCAAATCAACCCACCTGTGGAGGTCCTGCCGCCCCCGTGGCAGCAGTAATTCTATGCACGCTGACTTCATTTCCAAGCTCCTGCACGGAGTCACCGCAGCGCACATGCTGCACCTGATGACGAAAGGCCCCGGCGCTTATGCTCGGCACAAGGCTCTCGGGTCTCTCTACGATGGGCTGTCTGATGCCGCCGACTCTCTTGCTGAAGAATGCTTCGGTGTTCACGGTGTGCCTACGTCATTCCCTAGCGAAAAGTTTGTCTGCCCCAAGGATCCTGTAAAGTTCGTCTCTGAACTCTACGAGTACGTCACCAGGAACCGCAGCCAGATGGGCGACGAGAGCCACATTCAGAACTCTATCGACAGCATCCTTACGTTGCTGGCAAGCACCAAGTACAAGCTCGAAAACCTCGCATAAGGAGCGCCATGTCTTTCTTCGGGAAACTCAAGTCCATCTTCTCTCCGTCGAAGCTGGCTGTCGTTAAGGGTGTTGTCGGCACCGTGTACCCTGTTGTAGAACTGATTGCCACCATGACCCCTACGAAGGCTGACGACGAGATCATCGCCTGCGCCAATCTGATCGGGGTTAAGGACTTCATTCTCTCTGAACCGGGTGAATCCGGTAAGATGCTGAAAGAGCTGGCAATCAAGGCTGCTCAGAAGAAGATGAAGAACGTGCCAGTCGAGGTCATTGCCAGGGCGGTTGAAGCAGCCTACCAGCAGATGAAGGCCAAAGACTCGCTTTAAGGAGTTTGTGTGCCGCTGATTAAGATTCAGCCAAGACAGGGGATCGTTAGAGATCTTACGAACTACGCTAACGAGGGTGGTTGGTACGACTCGGACAAGGTCAGGTTCCGCCTGGGGTTTCCTGAGCAGATCGGTGGCTGGGTCAAGTACGTCACCTCCACATTTCTCGGCACTTGCAGGAGCCTGCACCAGTGGTTCACTCTCGACCTGGAGACCTACCTTGGAGTCGGGACGAACCTGAAGTTGTATGTAGAGACCGGGAACACCCTCTACGACATCACCCCTATTCGCAGAACGGTCACGCTTGGGTCCAACCCATTCAACACCGTAGACGCTGGCAGTAAGTATCTACTCGTCAGCGACACAAGTAACGGCGTAGTACTCAACGACTTCGTCACATTCTCTGGCGCTACTACATTCGACACTGTGTTCACTGCGGCGCTTCTTAATGCTGAGTTTCAGGTTGTGGAAGTTGTCAGCGCCAACCAATACAAGATCCTTGTGAGTGGCGCTAGTTCTGGCGCTTCCGCTGGTGGAGTGACTGGTGGCGGGGCTTCTGTATCCGCTGCCTACCAGATCAACACTGGCCTGGACTCTCAGGTGTTTGGCGGTGGCTGGGGCGCTGGTCCCTGGAGCCGGGGTGGATGGGGGTCTGGGTATTCGATTGGCGTTCCCTCTCAGCAGATCAGACTCTGGTCCCAGGACAACTATGGCGAGGACCTGATTACCAATGTTCGGGGTGGCGGCATCTACTACTGGACAACCTCTGGCGGGAACCCAACTGCCGTTCGCGCCGTGGAACTGTCCTCCATCTCTGGTGCCAACGAATGCCCTACTGTTGCCAACAAGATCCTCGTCAGCGACATCGACAGGCATGTCATTGCTATCGGCCCTAACCCTGTATTCGGCACAACACAGGATCCTCTCCTGATCCGGTGGTCTTCCCAAGAGGACTACCTCGACTGGGAACCTCGCACAGACAACACTGCTGGAGACTTCAGAATCTCCAGCGGGTCTGAGATCATTGGGTGCCACGAAACGCAGCAGCAGATCGTGGTGTGGACTGACGTAAGCACGCATGTCATGGCGTACAGCGGCCCTCCCTATACGTTCTCTGTTAATCAGGTGAGTGACTCTGCCTCTATCATCTCCCCCAACGCTGCCGTAGACGCACGAAGCATTGTCTTCTGGATGGACGTAAACAATTTCTACCAATACGCTGGATCCATTCAGGTCCTGCCGTGTCCAGTTCGCGACTACATCTTCAAGAACATCAACCTTGAGCAGCGGTATAAGGTGTTCGCCGGGGTCAACTCTCTCTACAACGAGGTGATCTGGTTCTACCCGTCCGCCAACTCAGAGGACACCGACAGCTACGTTATCTACAACTACGACGAGCAGGTGTGGTCTGTCGGCACTATGAACCGCACTGCTTGGCTGGACTCTGGGTATAACACATACCCCCTTGCCACGAATCGAATCGCTGCTTCTGGCGCCGAGACGAACACGACAGGGTACATCTATCAGCACGAGACTGGATATGACGATGACGGTAGCCCCATGGTTTCGTATGTTGAATCCAGTGATCTCGACATCGATGACGGCGAACAGTTCTCATTCGTCAGCAGGGTGATCCCTGACGTTATGTTCCGTGGCACTTCTGGCACTCCAGCCATCAGCATGTCCTTCAAGTACAGGAACTACCCAATGGAGTCGTTCACCAACGGTCCTACGGTCACAGTTCAGAACGGAGACACACAGAAGGGGATCCGCATTCGCGGCAGGCAGATGGCCTTCAGGGTCTCTTCTAACGGGTCTCAGGTTGGCTGGAGGCTTGGTGCCAATAGATTCCAGATACAGCCGGATGGCCTGAAGTGAACAAGAAGACACCCAAGCAACTCATCCCTACAGCGCCATCTGAATACAAGAAAGACTACCTGGATCTTGTTGTTAGGGCGCTTAACCTGTTCATGTCTGACGATGCGAATCCAGGTGATCTGGTGTGTGCCTCGATGTCTGTGATCAACCCAAGTGAATCAGGCTATGGGCTGAGAAATGGCGATGTGTATGTTGACGCGAACGGCTTTCTGAAAATGGTTAGAGCAGGAGAAGCATACGCGCCAACCAATCAGTTCCGTGTCAAACTGGGAACGGTTACGGTATCAATCACATGAAGAATAAAGGTATCGGCGCTCTTGCAGAGCAGGTTGCCTCGAAAGGCAGGAAGGGCGACTCCACCCTGCTGCATGTTCAGCCTGAGGAGTTGGCCGGTATCGCCGCTCTCTTGGGAGAGGATCTGACGATCAACCCGGAGACGGGACTGCCTGAGGCCTTCTCGTGGAAGAAGTTGCTGGGTGCAATTGGTATCGGCGCTGCTGCTGCTCTTACGGGTGGCGCTGCTGCCGGTATGCTCCCGGCTTGGCTTGGCGGTGGGTCTGCTTTGGGTGGAATTTTTCAGACCCTCGGCACCGTTGGTAAGGGCATCATCCCGAAGATTCTGGCTACTACCGCTGCATCTCAAGCTGTCGGTGCCGCTACGCCAGACTCCAAGAAGCAAAACCAGCAGCAACTCAGCGATGCTCAGAAGTGGAAGGAAATGACCTCTGCTCCTGAACTCAAGCGCCAGCGTTTCATGACTGATTTCTATGCGCCAGTCGCACGGCAGGATCAACAGGCGCAGCCTCGCTCTACCGAGATTTCCGCTGCCCTGCCTATGGGAGTCGTGGACTTGGGGAGCATGACCCAGCGCCGATTCCCTGTCGGCATCGAACAGGTATACGATGTTCAGCGGGTTGCCGAAGGCGGCAAGCTAGAGCCAGAAGAGCAGAAAGCGCAGCAGATTATCCGTGACGCGATGGATGCGATTCGCGGCGAGGGTGACGATCCTGAATCTGCTCTTAACACCTACCTCGCTTACTACGGGAAGGAGGCGCTTCAGGATCTGTACAAGCGCATGTCCGGCGAAGAGGAGCAGGAAGGCGAAGAGCAGGATGACGAGGAATACAACCCACCTGAGGGCATGGTAAAAGGCCCAGGCAATGGCATGGATGACATGGCTACGGCCCGTATGGCGCATGGTGGTCAGAAAGTCCTCCTGTCGAATGACGAGTTTATCATACCTGCTGATGTTGTGTCAGGGCTTGGGGATGGTAGCAGTGAAGCTGGTGCCAGGAAGTTGTACGCGATGATGGATCGTGTTCGTAAAGACAGAACAGGCACGACCAAGCAGCCTGGAAAGATCAAGGATGGCAGGGTTCTCCCTGCGTAGGAGTAGAGATGGCAGATCCGCTTCAGACTCAAGTTCAGGTTCAGGATATCCCCGAGTATCTCCGGGACTATCGCTCGGCGCTTCTCAATGCCGCTTTCCAGAGTGTCTTCAGCAAGCCGTTTCTGGAGAACAACTTCCGTGGTGCCACTTGGTATACGGGTGGGGCGCAGGGTCAGCCTCCCCAGGCTCCTCCTCCTGCCTCTGGCGCTGGCGGTGGCGCTCCTGCTGGCGGTGGCGACACTCGCACCGATACTCAAGAGATGGATAGCGGAATCGCCAAGGCCTTGGCTATGGCCTCCGGCCAGATGCCGAAGATCCTGGGCATGGTTTGGGATCCGAAGACCCGCACCTACATTCCTGAGAAGTACAAGCCCGTTGTGGCGATGGCTGGAGGTGGTGACCTTGGCGAGTTGATCGACAAGTATGCCGCTATTCGGGCGCAGGCACCGGAGACCTTGAAGGGTGAAGTTGTTGAAGATTCTGGAGCGCCCCAGGATGATCTGCTCAAGTCTATTCTCTCTGGCGCTGTCAGGAATCCCGTTATCAGGGGTCCGTTTGGTGAGCTTGGCGGTGGTGGAGATGCTTCTACCTGGAGCGTTCCCGGTATCTCTGGCACCAACGTGAGTACCTACCAACCTCAGCCCAACATCTCTAGCGGCGTATCTGACTCTGGATCTAGCACCTCGACCCGTGGGCCTGTTGCTGCGACTGGTGCCGGAAGCAATGTTGGCACTGGATCCCGTGGCGCAACGAGGGCTACCGGATCTACTGGGATTACTCCTGGTGCATCCACTCCGTCTCGGCCTCAAGGTGTGATCGGCGCTCCCCCTGTCGGGACCTCCTCTTCTGCTGCTGTTCTGCCTCAGTTTGCTTCTGGCGCTGCCGGGACTACCGCTGAATCCCAGGGCGCTGGTGGGTACAACCCGGCTCAGTACGCTACTGATCAGCAGGCTGCTGGTCTCGCCTCGCTGCTTGGTGCTGGAGTTTCCAGGACGAATCCAGTCGGTCCAGTTGCACCTCCCCCGCAAAACATTCTGGACTTTGGAGATGGCGCTCAGTTGAATGCTGGCCTTGTGCAGCAGGCTCTGGGGAATATCACTGTTGATGGCGTATCTCGCGCCAGGACTCCTAGCGAGATGACGCAGTCTCTTGCTGGGCTTCGTGCTGAGATTGCTGCTG